AGGTTATTCGGGCTTCTTTGTCGGACAAGAAGGGTCGGGCGATGTTTATTGGTACGCCCAAGGGTAGGAACTGGTTTCACGATTTGTGGAAGTTGGGTCAGGAAGAGCAGGACAAGGATTGGAAGTCGTGGCACTTCACCACGGCTGATAACCCGTTGATTGACCCAGATGAGATTGAGTCGGCCAAAAAGACGCTATCTAGTTTCTCGTTCAAGCAGGAGTACATGGCGAGTTTTAGCAATGCTGGTGCGGACGTATTTAAGGAGGAGTGGATTAAGTACGGGGTTGAGCCGGAGCATGGGAGTTACTTTATAGCGATTGACTTGGCTGGTTTTGAGGAGGTTGCCAAGCAAGCGGCTAATTCCAAGAAGCGGTTGGACGAGTCGGCTATTTGCGTGGTGAAGGTGACGGACGATGGGAAGTGGTTTGTCAAGGAGATTGAGCATGGAAGGTGGGACATACGGGAGACTTCGGCTAAGATTTTGATGAAGATGCGGGACTACCGGCCACTTAGTGTGGGGATTGAGAGGGGGGCACTCAAGAATGCGGTTTTGCCGTATTTGTCCGATTTGATGCGAAAGAGCAATGTGTACTCGCACATTGTTGATTTAACCCACGGAAACAGGAAAAAAACCGATAGAATCATCTGGTCGTTGCAGGGGCGCTTTGAGCATGGGCGTGTTATCCTTAACTCCGAGGAGGATTGGGATGACTTTGTTGACCAGTTACTGATGTTTCCCTCCCAAGGTGTACACGATGATTTGCCTGATGCGCTTTCTTACATGGATCAGTTGGCTGTGACCAGCTACTTTGAGGAGGCCGAGGACGATTGGGAGCCGATGGACATAATTGCGGGGATTTAATATGGATTTCGAAGAACCGACAGAGAACGATAAAGAGCTAACTGCCTTTGTTGTTGAGCATTGTGACCGTTGGCGCGACTACCGCGACACTAATTTTCTGGATAAGTATCTGGAATACGAGCGCATATTTCGGTGTGAGTGGGCTGCGGAGGACAAAACCCGAGATTCTGAGCGTTCGCGCATAGTTACACCGGCAACTCAGCAAGCGGTGGAGACTCGCCACGCTGAGATCATGGAGGCTATCTTTGGTCAGGGCGATTTCTTTGACATCAAGGACGATTTGAAGGATGTAGACGGTAATCCTTTGGACGTTGAGGCGCTAAAGGCGCAGTTGATGGAGGATTTTAAGGTCGATAAGATTAGGAAGTCCATTGACCAGATTGAGTTAATGGCTGAAATCTACGGCACTGGCATTGGCGAGATCATTGTTAAGACCGAGAAGATATTTGAGCCTGCAACCAAGCCTATTCCAGGTCAGACTCAACAAATGCAAGGCCAGCCAACGCAAGCGGCCATTGGTGTGGTGGAAAAAAACCGGATTGCGGTCAAGATTGTGCCGGTCAACCCCAAGAATTTCTTGTTTGACCCTAATGGGACAACGATTGATGACTGCATGGGTGTGGCAATTGAGAAGTTTGTTGGAATTCAGAAGATTGTTGAGGGTATGGAGAAGGGCATCTACCGCAAGGTGGACATTGGCACAGACTCGGATGACAATGATTTAGAGCCGACTCAGGAAGTTACGCAATACCGTGATGACAAGGTTCGTTTGCTGACGTACTACGGGCTGGTGCCACGCGAGTACCTTGAGGCGGTGCAAGAGGATGAGGTCGAGGACTTATTCCCAGAGGATTCGGTTGCCGATGAGTACAGCAACATGGTGGAGGCCATTGTGGTCATTGCCAATGAGGGGTTGTTGCTCAAGGCAGAAGAGAATCCTTACATGATGAAGGACAGGCCCATCATCAGCTATCAGGATGACACTGTTCCCAACCGTTTGCTCGGTAGGGGTACGGTAGAGAAATCCTACAATATGCAAAAGGCGATTGACGCGCAGGTGCGTAGCCATTTGGATTCTTTGGCGCTGACTACCAGCCCGATGATGGGTATGGATGCAACCAGGTTGCCTCGCGGTGCTAAGTTTGAGATCAAACCTGGCAAGGCGTTTATGGTCAACGGCAACCCTGCCGAGATTTTGTATCCGTTCAAGTTTGGCGAAACCAGTTTGAACAACATTAATACGGCCAAAGAGTTTGAGCGTATGTTGTTGCAGGCTACGGGTACGCTGGATTCTCAGGGGATGGTTAGCAATGGCAACCGCGACGGTGCTGGGATGTCGATGGCGGTGGCTACCATCATCAAGAAGTACAAGCGGACGCTGGTGAACTTCCAAGAGGATTTCCTGATTCCGTTCATTCAGAAGGCTGCGTTTAGGTATATGCAGTTTGACCCAGAGCGTTATCCTAGTGTGGATATGCGCTTTATTCCTACGGCTACCCTTGGCATCATTGCCCGTGAGTACGAGCAGCAGCAGTTTATTGGTTTGCTTCAGACTTTGGGGCCGAATACTCCGGTGCTGCCGTTGATTCTGAAGGGCATCTTGAACAACTCTAGCCTGACTAATAGGTACGAGTTGATGTCTGCATTGGATCAGATGAGCCAGCCCGACCCACAGGCCAAGCAGATGCAGGATATGCAGCAGCAATTGGCTATGCAAGCGGCGCAGGCTCAGATTGCTGTTCAAACTACGCAAGCCGAGCAGAATCGGGCCGAGGCACAGAAGCTATCGGTGGAAACTCAGTTGATGCCGCAAGAGGTACAGGCCAAGGTGCTGGCCTCTGCGACCAAGAATCTACCTGCTGGCAACGAGAGCAATGAGTTTGACAAGCGGGTCAAGATTGCCGAGTTGATGCTCAAGGAAGCGGACATCAAGAACAAGTCTAAGATCGTAGAGTTGCAGATGAACAATGCGAAGAGTAATGTTGTGGATGTTGAAAACGACTTCCTCGAAACTTTGAACACGGAGTTACAAAATGGCAATAGATAAAATTTTTGACAATGCCTCGGTAGATGGCATTGCAGACAATCTTTTTAAGTCGGTGAGCAATTCCGTGTCGGAGGTTAAGGCGATGCAGCAGCGCAAGGCCGCTGAGAATGTGCAGTTGGTTATTCAAGCCTTAAAAAAGATTGAAGGCGATTTGCGTCAGACGAATGAAGAAGTTGCCAATGAACTGGCTACTCGGATTGCATCCATCAAAGACGGTAAGGACGGAAAAGACGGCACTAACGCAAAAGATGGTAGAGATGGACGGCCTGGACGGGACGGTGCAAAAGGCGACAAAGGCGACAGGGGTTTGGATGGGCGCAATGGCGTTGACGGCAAAGACGGCATTTCAGTCACGGATGCCAAGATTGACTTTGATGGATCATTGATTATTTCTTTGTCTACAGGGAAAGAAATCAATGTTGGTGAGGTTGTATCTTCAGACCTGGCTGATAAGATTCAAATCATATCTACGATGTCCACCAATGGGGCAGTGGGCATCAAAGATGAAGGCAGTTCAATATCTACGGGTGTCAAGAACATAAACTTTGTTGGTGCAACAGTTACTGCTACTAATTCTGGTGATGATGTAACTGTAAATGTGAGTGCTGGTACAGGCACTGTCACAAGTGTGGCGGCAAGCGTACCGGCGTTTTTGTCTGTTGCTGGTTCGCCGATTACCACCACTGGAACATTAGCGATTAGCTTATCAGGTACGGCCTTGCCAGTGGCTAATGGTGGTACAGGCGTTACCACTAGCACGGGAACAACAAATGTTGTGCTATCAAACTCGCCAACGCTGGTCACTCCTGCCCTTGGTACACCGTCTAGCGGTGTTCTTACAAATGCAACAGGCTTACCCATCAGCACTGGTGTAGCGGGGCTTGGTACGGGCATAGCAACGGCTTTGGCTGTCAACGTAGGCACTGCTGGCGCTCCTGTAGTAAATGGCGGCGTACTTGGTACACCCTCTAGCGGTGTAGTCACTAACCTTACAGGTACTGCCTCTATCAACATCAACGGCACAGTAGGCGCTACGACTCCTGCGTCTGGTAGCTTCACCTCGCTCACCGACTCAGGCAATCTGACGTTCACAGGAACAGGCAACCGCATTACTGGTGACTTTACTAATGGCACTTTAACAAGTCGTGTAGCGCTTCAGACAAGCACTGCTAATAGTTCTACTAATTTACATATTATTCCAAGTGGAACAGGTACCGCTTCAGGTTTAAAACTTGAAGGTGATGCTTCTATGGCAAATGGCAGTCGTTTTACGTTTGACTTGGTAAGCGGTACAGATTCTCGCATTGGTTCTGGTCAGTATGGCACAGGCACATACCTACCAATGACCTTCTACACAGGAGGCAGTGAACGGATGCGTATTGTTGGCGGTACGGGTTCTGATGTTGGTTTTGTAGGGATAGGGACTTCTACCCCTCAATCAATCTTACACATTCGCAAAGATGCGTCTGGCTCACTTGGCCCGACATTGCTATTGCAAAACGCAAGCGGCGGCGTAGATGGTTCTTCTGCGCGTTACGCAACAACAATTGTTAGTTCTGGAAATTACACGGTAACTACCGCAATTGACAGCATTAACCGCACGGCAAATTACGATACAGATATGGCATTTAGTTTATATGCCAATACTGGTGGACTTCAAGAGCGTATGAGAATAACGTATGCGGGTAACGTAGGTATTGGGACGACTTCGCCAGATGTTAATTTAGATGTGACCAAAACATCAGATGGTGTTGCTGCACGTTTTCAACGTAGTTCTGGTGGCGGCGTTGTTGATATTGAAACTTACAACGGAATTGGCGGGATTGGAACTTCTGACAATATTCCGTTTCGGTTGAACACTAACAACACAGAACGTATGCGTATTTTGTCTACAGGTGAAGTAGGGATAGGGACGAGTTCGCCACCAAACAAATTAACGTCTTGGGGAGGCGGCACATTGCCTTCAGCCGTTGCTAATGCTCAACTTTTAGTTGGTGATACAA